AGAAACAAACATGCCTTTCCCATGGATGGCCGCAGCGACCCTTGGCGCTGGATTCCTATCCAGCGCCGGCCAACGCGATGCTAACCGCGCGAACCGCCAGCTGGCTCGCGACCAGATGGCTTTTCAGGAGCGCATGAGTTCAACTGCCTACCAACGTGCCGCGCAAGACTTGGAATCCGCTGGTTTGAACCGGATTCTGGCACTTGGATCCCCTGCAAGCTCTCCCGGCGGGCAAACCGCCGTGATGCAGAATGTAAAGGCGCCTATCGCTAATGCGACTGCTCAGGCCGCGATGCAAGCGGCCCAGATCCAGCTCATTAAGGCGCAAACGCAAAAGACCCGTAACGAAGCTCGCGCATTGGAACCTAAGGCCGAGGTGATGGAATCAGTCGGCCAAGGTGTAGAGGCGTTTAAAGGCGCTATTCCTAAGCGGCTATCACCCCGCGAGATTGATTACGCGAATGTGATTAGCAGCTTCAAGAATCAGCTTTCAAATCGCCTCGAAGCTATTGCTAATTCCGCTAGGGCTATCGGAGATAATGCGCGAACGGGTCAGTCTGTTACGTCCTTCTTTCAGGATCGCAAGCCGACTAAACAAGAGGCGTCCCAATTCCAGAATGTTTGGAACTCACTTCCCAAACATTGGGACAACAAACGAAAAATGTGGCACATGGCCTCGGAGTACGACGGCCGCTGGCCGGACTGGGCCATGGAGATGCTGCGGATGTATTACCCCGAGGCACGAGAGAAATGAGAAGTGTGAGATCCCCGCGGAGGCCCCACGAAGTGGAGCCGGTCCGCGTAAGCTTTTCCGAACCCGGTCTGACCCGGCAATCGTTCAAGGATGAGTGCGACATCAACCGGATCGTCGACCAGTACACGCGCACCGGGCTTGTCCCCCACGTGGTGCGGAGATCGCCCCAGTATGGCGATGTTCCCGAACAGTCCCTGTTCGAGGCCGCCTGCGTTCAGGCGGAAATTAGGTCAGCTGAGGAACACGCTGAGCTATACCCCTCACCAGAAGCCCTCAGTGGCTCTGAGACGGACGATCAGGACGTCACCAATGGTGAGGTACCGGAAACAGAAGCGCCAGCTTCTGAAGCCCCGCAGGGTGCCTCCGATGATGAATCGTGAGGCAAATGCAATTGGTTTACTTGTTACCAATTGCATAGGTGACCGGAAAGCAGTAAAAGGACCCCTAATCCCACATGGGATACCTATTGACTGAGGCTCACAGCCGAGGGAGTACAAAATGGCGTTTAGGCGAAAGATGAGAAAAGGTCGTTCGAAGCGGCTGTTTCGAAAAACAGCATCTAGGACTCACAAAAAGAACGCTCCGCGGCGGATCATGCGCGGCGGGTACCGCCTTTAAAAAAAGGCCCAGTTTCCGCCAGTTGCGAAGCACCTGGCACTGGGCCTCAAATTAGGAAACGACAATGCCCTGCCGTTCCCCATTGAGACAGTATCATGCTCCGTCTGGTTGGTCATTTAATGCGGCTAAGCCTCACACTGAGTATCGTGATATCGATTGCGGCGTGTGCATCGAATGTAGAATACGCAAATCCCGAGACTGGGCTATCCGGTGCTACCACGAGAGAAGCATGCATGAGAGAAGTTGCTTCATCACTCTTACGTATGCGGAAAATCCGATTGCCCTCTGTCGACGCGACGTTACGCTATTCTTCAAAGCTCTGCGCAACGCTGGTTTCAGATTCAGCTACTTCGGATGCGGAGAGTACGGCGACGAAACCCTAAGGCCGCATTATCACATCATCCTATTCGGCGTGGACTTTGGCCACGACCGATACCCTTGGCGAAAAACCCAAAAGGGTCATCTGCAATACAGGTCACCGACACTAGAAAAGCATTGGCAACACGGTCATGCCGAAATAGGCGAAGCCACAGAACAAAGCGCAGCGTATGTAGCGCGTTATACGCTTAAGAAGATCAATGGCCAGCTGGCCAACGAAGCAGATCTAGAATCAGGTCTGCGTCCCTACGATAGGATTCTTCCTGACGAGACTGTCGTCGAAGTTCCCAAAGAGATGCTTTTCTGTTCACTGAATCCAGCAATAGGATTGCGCTGGTTCCTCAAATACGGTGCGGAAGTCTATCCAGCCGACTCTGTCGTCATGAACGGCAGAGAATATAAACCGCCGAAATATTACGACTCGTTGTTGAAACAATACCGACCCGATGTCTGGGAGAAAGTCCTTGCAACACGACTGGAAAATGTGGAGCTACTTACCGATGAACAAAGAGCGCAAAAATGCAAAGCAAAAGAAGCAAACCGAAACGCAAGAGGATTCGGCAAACGAAACGCCGTCTGAGATCTTTTGCGGAGATTGTGGCCGGTTGATGCTTAGGCATCCGGCCATAGGTCGTTACATCTGCATATGCTGTAGCGATTGGCAAGAAAGGCAATCGTACTTTGATACCGAACCTTACACTGGGAGTGATGGATTATGATTTACGTAGTTTTCAGCATTTACGATTCAAAGGCCGAGGCCTATTTGCCGCCGTTTATCCTGCCTAAGCAGGCGCAGGCTAAGCGCACGTTCGCGGATTGCGTGAATTCCGACACGCATCAATTTGGAGCCAATCCAGCTGACTACACCCTATTCGAACTGGGTACGTTCAACGACGACGATGGTCGTTTTATGCTTCATAGAGGTAATATTTCTCTGGGAAACGGTGTAGAGTATCGGACACCCGATCACCCAATCAGCCCGGAGATAGGCCCCAATGGCAAAGAGAAGGACACGAGCGTCGAGGCGCTCGACTCATAGTCACCGATTTTCACAGGTCCCATCGGCATCTATTCCCAGAAGTTCGTTCGACCGTTCTCACGGTCTGAAAACCACGCTGGACGCGGGATATCTGGTCCCGATCTTTATAGACGAAGTCCTGCCCGGAGATACGCACACCCTCCGGGCATCTTTGTTTGGGCGCATGGCGACGCCACTGAAGCCCATCATGGACAACATTTTTATGGAGACGTTTTTCTTCTTCGTCCCCAATCGCCTCGTCTGGGAGAATTGGCAGAAGTTCAACGGTGAGCAGGATAATCCCGGCGATTCGACCGATTTCGCTATCCCGACTCTGACTGTAGGTAGTAATACCAACGTCCCCGGTTCCATCTGGGACTATATGGGACTGCCCATCACCGAAAATAATGCAGTCACCCACAACACCCTTCCGTTCCGTGGCTATAACCTCATTTGGAACGAATGGTTCCGTGACCAGAACCTTCAGGATTCGGTCGAGGTAACCGTCACCGATACAGGCGACAATGCCAACGACTTTGGCCTCTGGCGACGCGGCAAGCGTCACGATTATTTCACCAGCTGCCTCCCATGGCCCCAGAAAGGGGAGCCGGTTACTGTGCCCCTCGGAGATCGGGCGCCAATTCTTGTAAACGCCGATCAGGCTGTTGGTGGTGAGTCGGCTTACTATCAGGGCGATGACGGTAACCGTTGGAATCAACAGGTCACTACCACAGCCGTCGACTGGACCAATTCACTCAACCCCGACGAGACTCCGTCGGATATCTACGCCGACTTGGCTAGTGCTACAGGTTTCACGATTAACCAGCTCCGCCAATCGTTCCAGATCCAGAAGCTACTTGAGCGGGATGCTCGAGGTGGAACCCGCTACACCGAAATAATTCGCTCTCATTTCGGTGTCATCTCTCCGGACGCTCGGCTTCAACGTCCGGAGTTTTTGGGCGGCGGTAGCAGCCTCGTCAATATCAACCCGGTGGCCCAGACCTCCGACCAGCTCTCGGGCGGCCCCGGCGGCGAAACGCCGCAAGGTAATTTGGCCGCTTACGGTACGGTGTCAGCTCATGGCCATGGTTTCACGAAGTCTTTCACTGAGCATGGCTACATCATTGGCTTGGTTAACTTCCGAGCGGATCTCACTTACCAGCAGGGCCTTGAAAGATTCTGGTCCCGAAAGGGTCGTTACGACTTCTACTGGCCCGCGCTCTCGCACATTGGTGAACAGGCCGTTCTGAACAAAGAGATCTTCACCCTGGGCGATGATGGCACTCAAGACGATGGTGTCTTTGGTTATCAGGAGCGTTACGCGGAGTACCGCTACAAGCCTTCCCGGATCACGGGCCTGTTCAAATCCGAGGCCCCCGGCAGTCTCGACTTCTGGCACCTGTCTCAGGAGTTCGCGTCGTTGCCGGTACTGGGTCCCGAGTTCATTGAGGATAATCCGCCGATCGACCGCGTTATCGCGGTTCCGGATGAGCCACACTTTCTGCTCGATTGCTGGTTCAACTATCGGAGCGTAAGGCCGATGCCGACTTACGGCGTTCCGGGCCTGATCGATCACTTCTGACGTGTTTGTTAAAAATCACTAGGAGAAACAAACATGCCTTTCCCATGGATGGCCGCAGCGACCCTTGGCGCTGG